TGCTTCACTCATTCCAACCGGCCTCGTGTCGTGAGACCTGACGACAACGCCCTTTCAAAACGGAGGCGGCCCGTTAGCCTCTGACGGTGGCAAGCCGAGTGCGCCCGGTGGTGATGCGGCGGCCATCGGAGCGAAGTTGAAAGCGGGCGCTCCTCCCGCATGCATGAAGTCGCGCAACGCGAGCGCGTCTCCTGCAGAAAGTTCAGTCATTGTGGCATTGACGTTTTCGGTGCGGGCTTGTGCGCTGGTGAGCGCTGCGTCCGCGTGTGCGCCCGGAATGTCGGCGCCTAGAATCTTGGCCGTCTCGGCCTTTGTCTTGTTGGTCTGAGCGACGATCTGCTCGATCTTCTTCGCGAGCGTTTCGAGCTGCGCCTTCTGCTCTGGCGTTGGGCCTTGAGGCTTCGCCGCCATCTTATCGAGCATGTCCAGAAGCTCGGACTTCGATGGCAGCGCCGATGCTGTGATCAGCATGCGCGCCGTCTCGGGGTTCGGCGGGCCGAGCACGCCAGATTGCGCGAGCTGCACCAAAGCCTCGAACTGCTCGGCCTGAAGCGTTGCCGCCTCCTGCGCACGATCAAGGATGATGTCCATGTCGAGTTCAGCGAGGATCGGGCCGGTCTCTTGTTGTGGCGGCTGACCTGGCGCCATCGCGCCGCCCATCATCGGCCCGCCTTGCGGCATCTGCGGAGGCATAGCCGGCGCTGCGCCGTCTTCTGGGCGCTGCGGCGCGTTGCCATTGTCGGTGTTCACAACGGGCGCGCCGTTCACCGCCGCAAAGCGCGCGGCGTTTTTGTCGTCGGTGACGCGCACATACATTGGCGCGGTCCAGAATTGCTGGACGCGTGACCACATCGCCCGGTAGCAGCGAAGCTCCCAGTCATAGATGCGATCGAAGATCGGGCCGAGCTGGCCTAAGCCTGCTTGTTGGCGTGCGAGAATGGCGCGGCCCGACTGTCCGCTTGGGCCCCTGCCCTGCAGCTCTGGGTTTGCGCCTTCCAGATCAAGGAAGCGCATGGCCTCGGCCATCGCCGCGTCCATAGCCATGGCGACGTCGAGGTTCTTTTCAATCTTGAAGCCGTTGATGTCGCGCACCGCGATGACGCCATCTGCTTTGGCAATCTCGCGGCGAACCGCTTCAACGTCCTGCTCCTCAAACGAACCGGGTACGTAGAAAAGCTGCTGGCGATAGAGGATGTCGATCTTCTTGGAGAGGCGGAAATTCACCTCGTCCTGCGCCGGGCGCATGCCGCGGACTTCGCCGTAGCGCCAGAGGTCTTTGCTGACGTGGATCGAGAACGCTTGGATCGGATGCACGGGGCGCACGCGGCCCCACTGATCCTTTTCCTTGTAGGGCGAGGGTTGAGTGAAGAGCTTGCCCGCCCCGGTGAACACGCAGCGATACCAGCCGTGTTTGGGATCGGCGTGCCACATATCGACCACGAATACGCGGCGGCGGCGGGAGTCAGTCCAGATGCCAGAAGGCCGATCCTCAAACGAGAGGTCGGCGTTCATGGTGTCGGTGCCGCCAGTCGACCCGTTGCCGGAAGCGGTGCTTTCCAGCACCTCGATGATCTTCTGGCGGCGCGCGACTTCGGCTTCGTACTGCTGCTGAATTTGCTGAACCTCAGCCTGCCACATCATCAGCGCTTGCTGTGCCATCTGCGCCCACTGCATCTGCAGTTGCGGCTCAAGCGGCTGCGGCGGGATGGGCGGCTGTGGCGGAAGTTGCGGCTGCGGAACCTCTGGCCCGGCGTAAGTCGCCTTGGCCACGTCCATGTCGAGCCACTTGGCGACACCAAGGTAGCGCGCGTCGCTGAAGTCAAACGCGCGTGAGCGCGGATCGAAGAAAAACTCCTTCCACTGGATCGGCGTGACCGGGACGTGATCTTTGGCCCCGCCGATCTCAACGGCGGCAAAGCCGATCTTCACGCCCTCAAGAACCTTCTCGCTCTTGATGTTTGACCAGCGGGTCTTTTCCTTGATGAAGCGCAGGCAGTCGGTGGCGATCTCGGCCGCCTTCTGATCCTTCGGGGTGCGAGGCAAAGCGCGAGGCTCAGAGCGCGTGCGCTGCTCAACGCCTGAGATGCCGTTCACTTTGCGGCAGATGAAGTTGCGGGTGACGGGCGGCTGGTTGCGGTTCATCAGCTTTTGAAGCTGGGCGCGGGTCCAGTGGCCATAGCCGTCGCCTGCTACGTCGCCGTCGTAATATTCCTCATCGCGGATGTGCTGGGCGCGCGCCGGCGCGTAGGTGTCGACGGCTTCTTGCCACCAGTTTTTATACTGGCCGAAGTCGAGCCCCTCATACTCAGGCTCGGCTTGCTCTGACTGTTCTTCGGAGTATTGCACGCGCCCATTTTCGGGGCGTGGGCGGGTGCGGCGGGGTTAGAGCTTCTTCTTACGATCAGGCCAATACTCAAAGCCGTCGCCAACGACGTCACCAAAGCAAAGCCACGTAAAAACGGGACCGTACATGCGCGTCGCCAAGTCAGGAGTGAGCAGGCGTGCCGCTGACATATCGAACTTGTATGGCGGGACGATTGGTTTCGATGCAAGCCAGCCGAAAAACTCGTCGTACTCGGCGGCGCTAAATTCAGTTAGCGAGGACTCGCCGGTGAGCACGGGCGCCTCCGCTTCACGCTCAAGCGCTTCCCTCGCCCAGTCTGCGCTCTTGAAGATGTCGGTCATAGCCCGACCTTCGCCAAAAGCTCCGCGCGATTGTCCTGCGCGTACGCAAGCGCCTCTGCGACAACATCGCGGCCCTCACGTTGACTCACGCGAAACGCATGTCTCTGGTCGCCATTCTCAAACGCCACGCCTAGCTGGGGCATACCATCGCGCGGCCACGTCACACCGAAATGAACGCGAGCGGGCGCGAGTGCTTCCTCGAACTCTGCGAGCCGCGCATCTGCAGCCTCTGTCAGTTTGTCAGGCGTCATGAACATCAAGCCATCCTACTCCGCTTCGCGATCTTCCTCAAACTGGATCATGAGGTCATCCAGTCGCCGCCGGTTTTGCGCCGGCCAAAGCCGTAGTCTGGGCGGGCTTGCTTCTCTGTTGGCGCAGCCTTCGTTGCGGGGTGCGCTTCATCCAGCGCGCGGCCCATGAGCGAGGCGGTGTCGACCTCATCGTCATGCTTGCCGGCGGGAAAACGGATCAGCTCTTCTATGAAGCCGTCGCCCTCGGCTCCTTCCGGCACGTGAACCATCTTCATCGCGGCGCGCGCTTGGAAACCTCGAGCGCGTGCGCTCTTATCCGTGATCGACGGCAGCCACTCCCATCGGCAATAGACGCGGCGCTCTTGGCTGCGGCGGATGAGGTACGGCTCAATCGACTTCTGGATGACGCCGCTCTCACCGAACCAAGCGAAGGGCCGGTGCGCGTGAACCAGATCCAGCAAGCGATCGATCCACACGTCGGAGGTGGTTTGCCCGCGCCAACCTGCGATGAGCCAGATATGGCCGCGCTCATCGATGCCCCAGACCCGGTGAACGGTGAAGTCGCCCTTGCCTTCGCTTACGGCGTAGTCGGACGTGCCGAACACGGAGAGGCGCTGAGGCTTCTCGTCGGGCTTGTAGCGCTGGAACCAATCGCGCTTGAAGAACTCGCCCTCGTCGGGCGCTGGGTCTTGCTGGTAGAGCGCGGCCCACATCATAGGCGAGGTCTCGCGCTTACGAGAGCGCAGGAAGCTTGGGTAGTCGTACTCTGGCTGATCGTCCCAAAGCCATTGGCCTACTTCTCGGCCGAGCGGATCGTTTGCCTTGGCCTCGGCCGCAAGTGAGACGATGCGCCCGCGAAGCTGGCCTTTCGCAAGCTGCTCCATGACGCGGCCCGCAACATCTTCGTCGTGCCATCGCGTATTCATCAAAATGCGTTTCGCGCCTGGGCGAAGGCGCGAGCTGAAATCATCGAGATACCAGTCCCAGCGCTTGCGCCTCACCGTCTCAGAGAACGCATCTTCACGCGAGCCGAAGAAGTCATCGCCAAGCCCAAGGTCCGCGCGAAAGCCGCTGATGCCGACGCCAGCGCCGACGCCGTAATATTCCCCGCCGGTTGAGAGCGCCCAGCGCGCGGCCGCTTGGCTGTCGCCGGCAAGCTCAATCCCAAGCACCCGGCCATCGGCCGCCACGTCATTGCGGCAGCGCCTCCCCCATCGCTCAGCGAACTCAACTGAGTGCGTCGCGGCCAGGATCGAATTGCCGGGATAGCGCGCCAGATACCAAGGCGGGAAAAGCTGGCTGAGATAGGTGCTCTTTGCGGAGCCAGGCGGCGCAGCCAGCAAC